GATCAACCACGCGCACCGGCGCGACGTAGGTGACCGTGGTCGCGGTGGTTGTGATTGTGGTATGCCTGTAAATGTTCTGGACGCGGCGCAGGGTGGTCACCTCCAGAGTGCCTTCGCCCACGAAAGTGGCATAGGCGACCGAAGCCTTGCCTCTGAACTCGATCTGCTTGATGCCGGCCGGCGTTTTGGCCGGAATTCTGAACTTGCCTTTCAACGTGCCGTCCGGGCCGGCCGTGGCCGGGGCAGTGAAGGGAACTTTCACGCCGCCAAAGTTTACGCTCTCGAAAATCTCGCCCGGGCCGAAGCCGGAAAGCACGAAATTGATGTCGATCTGGCGCAGATAGTCGATGGCCTGTTTTGTCGTGCCCAGATTTTGAGTGCTGGTCGAGCTGGAGGAGCTTGTGCTTGAAGACGTTGAATAGCGGGTTCCGGCAGAACTCCAGTTGCTTGTTGTCCCGCCGCTGCGCTGCACAGTGCGCCGGCTTGTGCTGTAGAAGGTTCTGGTTATCTGGCTGGCCCATGTTGTCTGCTTTTCGGTCCAGCGGTCAATGGACGGCGAGATTTCGGCCTTGCCCTCGGGAACGGCGAAAGCCATGTAGGGATTGACCTTCATCTGGCCGGTGCGCAAAGTCTGGGCAAGGCCATCCCGAACCATGAAGGCGTTGCTGACCGGAGCGGCCGGGATGTCACCCGTAAGGGCGGGCATGGTTTCCGGCGTAAGGACGGCCAGGGTCAGGCAGCCGTTCACGATGGCGGCCGTCTGCTCAAGGCCCTGGTCGCGGATGCTGTCGTCAAGAAATGGATCGACCAGCAAACCGGCTCGCTGGCCCGCCTCGCGGGTGCCGGCGTCCATTTCCAGCCGGTTGCGGGCCACTTCGGCCAGGCAGTACCGGTAGCCGTCCTCCAGGGCCAGCATGCGCGAAAACGGCATCACGCGCACACCGTCGTTTTCCACATCCGGAATGCCGCGCCAGTTCTGGTAAACCGATGCCAGGGCCAGAACCGAATCCGGCACTTGCGGCGGCCTGGCCGCGTATTCGCTGGCCACGCCCCGCGTCCAGGTGAAGGTGCCGCCCGGATTGAGGCAAAGCCGGTCGATGCGCGGCAGGGCCTGATTGTAGGAAATCATGATCGAACTGCCGGGCACGGCGTTTTCCACGGTGAAGCCGTCATAATCGGGATCTTTGGGCAATACGTCCGTGTTCAGAAAATCGTATGTCGCGGTGTAGGTGCTGCCCGTGGCCGGCTCGTTGCCGCCCGGGGCCCAGTCTATGGTGTCGCCGCTGCGCACATAATCGGTCGTGGGCGCAAAAGCTGTTCCGTTCTGCTCAACAGACACGATCTGCAAGACGGCGCTGTCGGGAAGCGCGTCCTGGCAGCCGGAATAATTGCCGTGGACGAGGGTAACCGTCTTGCGGGTGGGCACGCGCAGGTTGAGGTACTCATGCACTGGCGGATGGGCCACATTGATTCGCTGGCTTGCGCTGCCGTCGGCGGTGATCACCTCGGTGTCCACATGGCGCAGATCGGGCGCGGCCTCGTATTTCACTCGCCAGCTGGCCAGAAGCTCCGTGCCCTCGCCGTTGACCCGCGCCCTGCCGGCCCCGACCGTGAATATCTCCTTGCCATCCTCCAGATCCAGGGCTGTGACAAGAAGCCCCTCGCAGACATAGCTGCCGCCGCCGGTGGAATCGCGGTCATAGCGTGAAATGGCCAGATTGAAGCTGTCCAGGGCCGGCGGGGCCTCCTTCGGCCTCTGCATGCCGTCATCCACCATATAGACCGGATAGAACTGGCCGCCCTTGCCGTCGCCGTCAAAGCCCCATTCGGCGACAATCTTCAGTCTCCATGCTCCAGCCTCGCCCTCGCTGTCCGTGCCGATGGCCGGGTTGCGCAGAACAGGGTCCTCAAGCTCGGAAATCACTGTCTCGACAAGGCGCGCCCCAACGGCCACGGTGCCCTTGACCGGGATTTCAAAGCGGGCGTCGCCCAGATCCCAGATCAGCCCGTCCAGATAAATCTTGCCTGCCGTTGCCATTACAAAGCCGGTTTCGGCATCGACAGCAATCTGGGCCCCGGCCACAATGTCGCCGTCCTTGTAAAGCGAGGAGGCAAGCGCCTTGTGCCGGGCAAGCCCGATGGACTGCATTTCGTTGATCTCGCTGGCCATCATCGGCCGCCCGTCGCGCATCAAAATCTGTTCATAATGCTTGGCCGGATCATAATTGTTATAGTAGTTGTCTATCTTCATGCCGTTGGGCGTGGTGAAATTTGCCATTTCCCCCTCCTTATATCGGCAAAACAAATTCGATTGACTGCCGGATGCTCGGACTGCGCAGGATGCTCGGCCGCACTATCTGCATGGCCAGCAATTTGCCCGGGCTCACAAGCTGGTCCGGCGTGAAGTAGCGCAGGCCGGGCGGCAGGGTGTCCAGCGTTTCGGTATCCATGAAGATGCCCAGTTCCCTGATCGTCGCCGTGGCCGCGTCCGCGAAGTCGAAATTCACCCGGAAATACAGATACGGCGTCTCCTCGCTCCTGCGGGCATAACGCGCCGTCTCGACCGCGCCGTCCGGCAAAAGGCCCACCGGAACCTCTATCTCGCCGTTCTCGTCCGGCTCGACAAAGCCGAAGATCTCCACCGTGCGCCGGCCTATTTCGTCATAAAGCTCCGTGCGCTTGACCAGTGATGGCAGATCGCCGTCCTCAAGCGCGTCCCAGGCCGCCTCGCCCGCGCCCCAGCCAAGATGAATCCGCCGGGCGGCTATCGCCGCCGCTATGGCCGCGCGGCCGGAATTTGTCAGTGTCGCCAATGTGGCCATTTTCTGCTCCTGTTGGTTGTTGGTCGGGGCTGTCGCCTGACAATCGGGGCTACCGCCCCAAACCCCGCCGGGCGGCTGCCGCCCCCGGGCCCCCGCTTGGGGGCCAATGGCCCCCAAACCCCCGCTTGCCCTGCGGCGCTATCGCGCCTTGGGAAAGAAATTATTCGGTTTCACCCGTTATCGCCGCGCCAAAAGCGTGGTGGCCAAGGCCCGAAAGTGTCTGCGCCTCCCATTCCGCGTCCTGCCAGCCAATGTCATCAGGCCACGGCCCGGACTCTTCGATGCGGTTTTCGACAAGAGCGGCCGAAACGGAAGACACGGAAGCCGCCGGATCAGCGCGCTCCAAATCCACAAGGCCAATGCCGCCCCAGGGCGCGTCCTGCCATTGGCCGCTCTCCCAGTCGCCGGAACTTTCCACCGTCTCGCCGGCAATCGTGGCCAGGAGGCTTGCCGCGCAAATCGCGGGCTTTGGCGCGTCCAATATCCGGGCAGTTTGCGCTGCCCGAACATCGCCGCAGGCCCACATTTTCCATTCTGGATATTCCCGTCCGTAGCGGCTGACTTCGCCCCAGGGTTTTTCCGGCCATGCTTCGTCCGGCCAGGGCTCCGAGCCTTCGACAGGGCCGCCGGCCAGGGTGGCCAGGACACTCTCGAAAAAGAAATTCCCGCGCAGGGCAATCCCGCCGCTCCACTTGTCAGCGCTCCAGACCGGCGTTTTGGCCTTTGCCGCGCCAAGAGCCATGAAGGACTCGCCAAAAGCGCGGCTTGAGCCGTCAAAGACCGGATTCACGGGCGCGGGAGAAAGGCGCGTGAAATGGCGAAAACGCTCGTAAATCTTTACGCGCATGACGCGCTGGCGCTTCTCGCCCCATTTCGCGCCCGACCACTTCGGCGTCTCGCCCACGCTCATGTCGTGATATGGAACCGACCAGCAGCAGTTCAGGCCGCTCCATGTCGAATTGGATTTGTCCGATTTGTCGGACCAGACTCCCTGGCTTTTGGCCTGGCCAAAGTCGAACATCCGCCACGAGGGCAAGCGCCGATCCCAGATTTCTCCAGTGCCCCAGGGCTTGTCGCTCCAGGGTTCGTCCGGCCAGATTTCGGAAATGACGGCGCGCTCTCCCACATGGCCCACGAGAATAGCCGCGCCGAAAAAGCCATGCCGCCTGGTGAAAATGTCGCTCCAGTCGCAGCCGCTCCACTCCAGACGGCGGCGCGGAATGACAAATAGCCGCCCCTCTTCCTGCCAGATCGCGGCCAGAAAATCCGTTGGAAGCCAGTTTTCGGACTGCGCCCTGCAAACAAGGCCAAATGAGACCACGACGCTCCCGTTTCCTCCCGGGCTGCCCGGATCGGGATACGGGACTCCCGACCAGAACGACCACAGGCATTGGCTCCAGTGCCCCCTGCTCCAGACTCCGGGCTTCATATTGTAGGTATCTGTATAAATCCGGAACAAGAGCGAGCGCGCCGGCTTGTATTCGTTGAGCAGCCAGATGAGCATATCCAGATCGTCCAGAATTGCCTGCTGCTCCTTCTGGCTGGCTGGCGTTTTCAGCCCGATCTGGAACTCCGCCCATCGTTCCGGCGAATAATCGCGCATATTGACGATTTCGCCGATGTCGAAACCGTAAAACTTCAGGATTTGCGGCAGGCCCTCGACCTTGCCCCCAAGCAGATGCCAGGCGAAGGCATGAACCACGCGCTGGCGAAACTGCTCGGCATTCTCCTTTGGATGGCGGACAAGACCCCGCGAATTGCCAAAAGACGGCACAAGGCCGTCCTCGCAAAACTCCGGAAACCATTGCTTGCGAAAATAGACGATGTCGTCCCGTGATGTATCGAGGAAGCCGGCCTTGCCCCGCACAAGAGCGGCAAGCGCCCCTGGACGGTGGATTAAAGGCCAGCGCAGGACGTCCTTGAAATACCGCCAGAATTCAGAACCCACCACACGCTCCTTCGCCCGCATGGATGCGGGCGGCCGCGCAGCGGAGCGCAGCGATTGCCACGCCAGCGACCGGAAGGCAGCCCGAAGGGCTGTGCCCGTTGCCAGCTTGCTGGCTTACGGGCATCGACAGCCG